AGAGTTCCTGATCGCGCGCAACGCCAAGGACATCGAGACGGCCTCGTTCGTGGCTCACCGCGTCCAACGCTCGCGGTCTGAACTGAAGTCCATGGGCTACAAGAACGTCGATGACCTCGGTTCGGATGACTCCGGCCAGGCCATGAACTCCGAGCGCATCCAGCGCCTGAGCTACAACGACGAGAACGCCTACATTGATGACTCGTCGACCAATGACGAGAGCCAGAACCTGATCTGGGTGCTGGAAGCGTACATGCGCTGCGACTACGACGGCGACGGCATTGCTGAGCTGCGTAAGGTCACGATGGCCGGCAACATGCTGCTGGACAATGAGCCGGTCGACGCCATCCCGTTCGTGTCTATCACACCGGTCCCATTGCCGCACCAGTTCTTCGGCCTGTCCGTGGCTGATCTGGCGATGGAGAGTCAGCGCACCAAGACCAGCATCCTGCGCTCCCAACTCGACAACATGTATCTGGCAGTGAATGGCAGGTACTTTGCGGTAGAAGGGCAGGTCAACCTTGACGACCTGCTGACCTCGCGCCCGGGTGGCGTCGTTAGGGTCAAGCAGATAGGAGCTGCAGGCCGTCTCGACCAGGGCGCACCAGACATTGGCAACTCCATGCAGATGATGGAGTACATGCAGCAGGACTTGGAGAACAAGACCGGCTGGACGCGTTACAGCCAAGGCAATGACAGCGGGTCGCTGAATGACACCGCGACCGGCGTGAACGTCATCACCAACCGCGCCGACATGCGCCTCGACCTGATCGCCCGGAACTTCTCCGAGGGCTACGTCGACCTGTTCAAGCTGATCCTCAAGCTTGTCTGCCAGTACCAGCAGAAGGAGCAGATCGTCAAGCTCACTGGCGGATGGGTGCCGATTGATCCTCGCGAGTGGAGCAACCAGTTTGACGTGTCCATCAACGTCGGGATTGGCATGGGCAACAAGGACCAGAAGATTCAGCACCTGATGATGCTGGGGCAGGTCCAGGCTCAAGGTCTGGAGATTGGCATAGCTAACCCGGACAACATCTATCACGCGGCCACCGAGCTCTCCAAGCAGCTCGGGTTCAAGAATGCCGACAAGTTCTTCACTGACCCATCGAAGACGCCGCCTCAGCAGAAGCCAGACCCTGAACAGGCCAAGGCTCAGGCTCAGATGCAGATCGAGCAGGCGAAACTCCAGTCAAGCACTCAGCTCAAGCAGATGGAGCTGCAGCACAACGCCCAGCTGGATCAGGCCAAGCGTGACCACGAGTTGCAGCTTGAACAGGCACGCATGCAGATGCAGGCCCAGGTCGACGCCAACCGTCAACAGGTCGAAGCCGACCAGAAGACGCTGGAGAGCCAGCAGAAGGCTCAGCTAGACGCCATGCAGGAGCAGCAGAAGACCGAGCAGCTGCGCATGAAGCTCGAGTTCGACCAGTGGAAGACCATCGCGGACAACGAAACCAAGGTGCTGGTGGCGCAGATCCAGGCCCACACCAGCATGAGCAACGCGCAGACCAGTGCGGACACCAAAGGGGCGCCGGATGGCAACGCTTGAAGAACGTATCTACGACGGCAACCGAGCCCGTGAATGTCTCGAGAACGAGGCGTTCCTTTGGGCATTTGAAAGTATCGAGCAGGAGTTGACCAACGCATGGCGAACGTCACCGGCAAGGGACGAAGCGGGCAGGGAAAAAATCTTCCTGACGCTCCAGCTCCTGACCAAGTTGAAGGCAGCGCTAACGGGGAGCCTGGAGACGGGCAAGTTGGCGGAAGTGGACCGGATCTACCAGCGGTCACTCATGGAGCGCGCAAAAGAGAGCTTGCGGCTCTGAAGGCCTATCTCACTGGCCAATCCGTAATTATTCGCAACTGAATCCCTCGAGGGACAATCAATGAGCTTGTTTATTCACCGCGCACTCGGCCACGTCCTCATGAACGCATCCGTCGGTGACGGCGGTGGCGCACTCACTATTGACGGTGGCGCCGCGGCGTTTGCTGCATTGCTTGACCCTCCAGCCAATACCGATGCCACTGCCGATGCGAATGCTGACGCAGCTTCCGATAAAGACCTGAACACTGATGTCGATGTGGATGCTGACGTCGATGTGGATGTAGATGTAGATGCAGACAGCGACACTGATGCGGAGCCCAAGACCTTCACCGTCAAGATTGATGGCAAGGAGGTTCAGGTTCCCCTGAGCGAGCTGTTGAATGGCTACCAGCGTCAGTCTGACTACACCAAGAAGACGATGGAAGCCGCCGAGCAACGCAAGACCGCGGATGCCGTCGTCCAGCAGGCCCAGCAAGAGCGCCAGGAGTACCACTCCAAGCTCGAACGCATGGCTGCCCAGCTCGAAGGCGCCCTTGAACACCAAAGTCAAATCGACTGGAACGCACTGATCGAGTCAGATCCGGTGGAGTACCTGAAACAGCAGCAACTCTTTCAACAGAGACAAGCGCTGTATCAGCAAAACGCTCAGGAACGCCAAAAACTCGCCCAGCAGTTCCAGCACGAACAGGCACAAGCCCACCAAAGTTACCTGGCCGAGCAGCAGGATAACCTCCTCGCCAAGCTCCCGGACTGGAAAGACGATGCCAAGGCTGCAGCCGAAAAAACCGCTATCTCGAAGTACCTGAAAGATCAGGGCTTCGGGGATGAGGACATTTCGTCCATTGCCGATCACCGCCACGTGCTCATTGCACGAGACGCGATGCTGTATCGGGACCTCATGGCCAAAGCCAATGTGCAAGCCAAGAAGGTCCAAGAAGCCCCGCAGCGAGTGGTCAAGCCAGGCGTCACCACCAACGGAAATGCTGATGGTCGCACGACCGCCGCGAAGAACCACGCGAGGTCAGGAACCGTTGAGTCGGCTGCCGCCGTATTCGCCCAATTCCTTTGATTCAGGAGCTGCATCATGACTGCACCAACCAACAGTTTTCTCACCACGGCGGCCATCGGTAACCGTGAAGACCTGACCGACACCATCTACCGCATTTCCCCGACTGCCACGCCGTTCATCTCGCTGGCAGCTAAGGGCAAAGCATCCAACACCCTGCACGAATGGCAAACCCAAGACCTCGCGTCGGCAGTGACCAACAACGCGCAGGCTGAAGGTGACAACGCATCGGCCAAGGTCGTAACCCCGACCGTGCGCCTGAACAACCGCACCCAGATCTCGACCAAAACCGTGATCGTGTCCGGCACTCAACAAGCGATGAACCCAGCAGGTCGTAAGGATGAACTGGCCTACCAGCTCAGCCTGGCTGCACTGGAACTGCGCCGCGACATGGAAAGCTCGGCTACTCAGCTGGATGTCACCGCTACCACGCCGCGCCAATCCCGTGGTCTGGTGGGCTGGGTCGTGGACAACGTGAACCGCAACGGCGGCACCCTGGCTTCGTACACCGGCAACACCGGCCGGACAAAGGGCACTGCGATCGCCTTCACCGAGGCGCGCCTGAAGGACGTGCTGCAGAAGTGCTTCACCGCGGGTGGCGAACCTGACTCGATCCTGCTGCCACCTGCTGCCAAGCAAACCTTCTCCACCTTCACCGGTAACTCCACCCGTTTCGACAAGGGCGAGGACTCCAAGCTGTACGCCTCGGTCGACGTGTACGTGTCGGACTTCGGCGAGTTGAAGGCGATCCCGTCCCGCTTCCAGGACGCCAACGATGTGTTCATTCTCCAGTCGGACAAGTGGTCTATCGACTATCTGCGTCCGTTCCAGACCATCGAGCTGGCGCAAACCGGCGATGCGATGCAGCGTGAGCTGGTCGTTGAATGGACCGTTACCGCACGCGCTCCGAAGTCTTCGGGTGCTGTGTACGACGTGGCCTAAGCCTGACGGCGGTCAATAAGGGGAGCTTCGGCTCCCCTTTCTCATTCTGGAGAAAGCAACATGCCCAATATCAAACAGCTTGGCGATAGTTCGCTCGGCATCGAGGGTAGTGCGGGCGGTGATGGTGGTTTCATCCCTGTCACGCTGGCCTACATCGCGACAACCGTCGACTGCACCCTGTTCACCGCTGACCGTCCTTATGTCGTCAAGGCCATCCGTGGTCGCGTCGATGTAGCGGGCACCGGTGGCGCTTGCACGGCAACCATCCGCAAGGTGCCAAGTGGCACGGCGATCACCTCTGGCACCGCGCTGCACACCGGCACGTACAACCTCGTCGGCACTGCGGCAACTCAGCAAGCGTTGACCTTGTCGGCCACTGCCAGCGACCTCCTGCTCGCTGCTGGTGACTCGATCTGCTACGACCTGACCGGCACTGCCACTTCGGCTGTCGGCTCCATCAGCGTGACGCTGAACCCTGCCTGATGCACCGCCCCTTCGGGGGCGTTTTTCTATGGAGAACGCATAGATGAGCAACACATTCGAAGGCGCGGTCATGGTTGTGGCCACAGGCGTCAACCTCACGACGTCGGGCACTTCTGCCAGCGCGACCATCCCCAACATGTCGAGCGGCGAGCTTCCTCGCTATATCCGTATCACGGCCAGCACGGGCGCCTATGTGCGCATCGGTAACGGCACGGTGACAGCGGTCAACACCGACATGATGGTGCAGCCGGGTGATGCCGTCGTGATCGCCGTGTTCAACCTGACCAAGATTGCCGCGCTGCAAGTTACAGCCCCGGGCGTGGTGCAGGTCTCTCCGCTCGAAAACATGTGACAGGAAGGCCCTCGATGATCGATCTCGACACCAAGTTCCATTTCCACGATGGGAAGATGACCGTCCAGCGCACGCAGGACTGTACCGCCATCGTCGAGCGCACCAAGGCGCTGCACAACGGCGGCCATCATGGCACCGCGGAAATGAAGCATGCCGCGAGCAT